GTTTAGGTGTAATATTTTATCCATATATAGATATATTAAGTAAATGCCTACTAATAATATTATATCATATAGAACTGCCGAATAACCAATCGTATTAAACCATATTGAAAAAAAGTTTTTAGTCTGTGGAACCGCCCTAAAATAATAACAAAATATACTGCTTATCAGCGCGGTTACAATTATGACAGTTATAATTTTATATATATAATTTTTTATTTTTAAAATATTTATGAAAAAATACGCTATAATTAAATATATTAATACTAATACATAATCAATTATTATATTAGTATTAAAATTTTCTATATAATATTTATTTACTAATTTAGTATTTCCAGTTAATACGTGTGGTATTTTAATTAAATATGTTATTATAAAAATTCCTACACAAAATGATATAGTATAATTTAATATATTTTTTACTACAGACATAATTATTATATTATTATATTTTTATTTTAAAACTTTTTTAACCTTTTTAAGAAAAAGGTTGACCAAAAATAATAGTTTAGTTTTAACCTTTTTCAAAAAAAGCTTGGGCAAAAACAATAATTATAAAAAGTTTTTTAAATGTTTATATTAATGAACTCTATTGATATTGTGTCGGATTTACATATTGAACATTGGGATCCCAAATTTAAATATGTTGAGAAAAATAATGAAGATTATGCAGTAAATGCTCCATTTAAATTGACTCCGTTTTCAGATATATTAGTGGTGGCAGGGGATGTGGCCGATAATATCGATGATGCTATAAAATATTTAAACGATTTATCTAAAAAATATAAGCATGTTTTATTTGTTGATGGAAATCATTAACATTATGGTAAATATCCTAAATTACTTAGTGACGATGATATTGATGCTAAATTTAAGGCAAATAATAATAAAAAATTAGTGTTTTTAACCAAAAATCCATTTCTTTACAAAGGCCATTTATTTGTAGGATGTAATGGTTGGTGGGATTTTAATGATAGTCCATTTTTTATGAAAAAATCAATGAAAATATATAGCGATTATTTTAATCTATCAATAAATGAATCGCATGATCTTGTGAAATCTATTTATAAAACTGGTCACGAACAAATTAAAAAATTAGAAAGTTTAGTTAAGAAAGCACAAAAAGATTCGTCAATCAAATCTATTAATATAGTTACACACACGGTTCCACTCAAAAAATACACGAGCTATAATTATCCGTGTGAAATGAATACTCTATATTCAAAATTATTTAACTATAAAAAAATAAGGCATTGGATATTTGGTCACACACACTCTACATTCCACGATTTCGACTATTCAGATGAATCAAATATTAAATATGTGTGCAATCCTAGAGGTAGACCTAATTGGGCAATGAGAGTTAATTATAATCATGTTTCCGCGTTATTATAAAATTGATTAAATTAATATTTTGAAATAAATAATATTTCAAAAATGAACTCTATTAATGGCTATGAATTTTACATTGTTATCAAACAATTAGATAAATATTTAATTTCAGCATGCGAATTTAGTATTGTTTCTGATTATATATTCCAAATGTTAAAAGATACACACTTTAGTTGTATCGTAGATGAAACCGAATCATTACACTATGAAATAGTTGCCATCAAACATGATGGAAAGAATAGTATCAAAAAACAATTGATAATTGACTATTATAATCAAGGTAAAATAGTTGATTTCATTAAACCGATTTTAACATTTAAGTGTAGCAAAATTAAAGATAGTATTAAAATAACCAATCATAATGGTTTTGAAGAACAACAATTAACACTAACAAATACGCATAAAACAGAATATTTATCCCAAATAACGGATACATATAGTGACCAAACATTAGATTTTCACCAATGTTTAAAAAATATTGAGTTATCCTTCATGGTAAACGACTATGAAGGGAAAAAATATATTAGCAATCCCACATTTAAACTCACTACAAATTATATAAATAACGTGTTTACTTAAATACTTAAATACTTAAAATTGAACTTATTTTTATTTATTAATAATAAAATAAAAGTAATGGAAGTCATTAAAACTAACATAAACGAAAAAATGCAGCAAATATTAGAATATACAGCTATTATTAAAAATCTTAGGGAAGAAATTGTTACATTAAAATGCGAGCTATCGTTACACTGCGACCATAATTTCCTAAAAGAAGTTTTAACATCAGGGGCTTATAGGGAATATGAATACGTGTGTAATAAATGCGATTATACAACTTCGCATATTGTGTAATCTAATTTAAATTTATAGGGTATTTTTTCATTTGTTAGCAAACATCTATCGGCATCCCCCCCTAATGAATCCACTAAATGTATAATAGTTTCATTATTAATTTCATAATGTTTTAAAATATAGTCTATGTTAAGTGTGGTGATTTTTATTCCAAACTCATTGTTCACTTGTATCTTAGATACATCAACTATTTTTGTTTGGGGGATGATATTTTTTATTTTAATAGGGTCGCTTTTATATAATTTTATTAGTTCGTCCACTTCTTCTTCGCCATTCTTTGTAATAAATGTAAAGGCTCTAACTGTTCTATGTGGTATTTTTATAATTTTTAAATCCATTAGATAAATTTTTAAGTATACTAAAATTTTAAGTATAATCAATTTTTAAGTATAATAAATTTTTAAGTATAATAAATTTTAATTTAAATATTATAGCCTAATAATAATTAATGGGTAATAGCTGTATTACAAACAAAATAAGTGATTCGCACGAAGAAAATATAAAAAATATACAAAAACAAGATATTGTTCTAAACTGGTCTTCAAGTGTTAAAACTGAACGATATCATTGGTGGCCTATGTGGGAAACAAAAATAAATGATCGAAGTAATAATTTATATTCTAAACGAACCGGATTAGATAAATATGATACTTTATTTGGAACTAACTCTATTAAATATCAATTAGAAAATCATAGAATCCCATTTTTTTCAGATAGAACCGATAAACAATGGGCAGGATTTTGTAATTACGCGTCTATATTATCATCATTGTATGAATATCCTAAAAAAAATGTAAATGTTAAATATAATGGTGAGACCACTTGTTTTGATATATGGGATATAGAATCGCTTATGATTTGTGCAACAAACAATGCTATTAAAAACAATATTTCAATCTTTTTCGGAAAGCGAAATAATGATGATTCCATACAAAGTATTGAAGAACCTAGACCAAGCGATTTACTGTATATGCTTAAAGTTCTATGTGCCTACGATAACCCGTTTATTATGGATATTGATAATCGAAATCCAGTATGGAATTATGCCTTCGATAAAGTATTAGTCTATAAATTAAATACGTGCTCATATAAACATATTAAACCTATATTAGGTGAAACTATTTACTATAATTTTAGAATTGGTAGCACAGCATATCCCGAAAAAACACAACATTTATGGGCGTATATTAATACTATTTATGATGAACTTGGAAATATGGTTAAACAAACCGAAAAATGGATCTCAAAAGTTCACCCAGACTTTTTATGGTGTAAATTTCCATTAAACGAACCTTGGCAAGGTAAATGTGAGGTAAACCCCGAAATAGATGCCAACATAGTCTACAAAATATATAAGGAATCCTTGAAAGATGAGCCTCAACTATTAGTTATAAATTAAAACTTTTTTAAAAGTTTAAAAAAAGGTTGGTCAAAAAAAAAATAATTGTATATAGTATAAAACATGGTTCGGCGTTCAAGTATGAGAAAAAGTTTTAGAAAAAGTTTTAGGAAAGGTATGAGAAAACGGAGAAAAACAACGAGACGTAGTGTAAAAAGACGAAGAACCTATAAAAAAAGAGGTGGTAGTAATAATAATGGTTATGAGACACCTGTTCTTAGTAGGGTTAATAATATAACGACGAGTGCGACGAGTGCGACGAGTGTGGATAGTGGGCTAGGGGACAGTTTTAATAATTTACCGAATAAAGAATTGGAAATATTAGCTCTTGAAGGTAATTTGGTGTTTGAAGAAACTCCAAAGTGTGAATTAGGATCAGGAGCTTTTGGAAAAGTATATAAAGGAAAATTATATCAAACAAAGTCTGAACAATCTTTACCACTAGATGTTGCTATTAAAACTATATGTAATAATCCAGATTTAACAAATATAGTTGCCGATGCTAACAGGGAAGCTAGTATTATGACTCATTATATGACTAATACTACTAATACTACTTCTACTTCGTTACCTGGAAAGGAACATGTTGTTGAATTTTATGGGTTAGATAAAACAGATGGTGCTTTATATATAGTTATGAAAATATATGATGGTGGAGATTTAGATAACTATATAAAAAAAAGTGAATTAACTAATATACATAAACTTAATATTGGAATTCAAATTGCAGAGGGCATGAAATTTTTACATTCTTGCAATATAATCCATATGGATCTTGCCCCACGAAATATTTTATTGACATCCGAAGAGAATCCTATATGTAAAATTTCTGATTTTGGATTTTCTCAAATAGTAGATGAAGGATGTCAAACAAATTTTGAACAATGTAAATCACTTAAGATAGCAATGACGTTACCAATTCCTATATTATATCCACCACTTTTAAAAGATTCGACACTTTCATTTAAAAGAGAAATATGGTCATTTGGTGTTCTTCTTAGAAATCTTTGTGATAAAGTAAATCCTATATCATATATAACGCGTGATGGAGGCGTTACTATTTTTAAATTATTTATTAACGGCGAATATATACAGAATACACAAATTAATAACAACTATGATTTAGATACTTTTGTAAAGACAAATAATACTACTACTCTTGTTGATTTGATATGTAATGTAAAGTGGGACGGAACCAAATATGTTCCAGATACTTCTGAATTTTCAACATTAATTAACATGTGCTGTATGAATAACGTTTATTTTAAAAAGTTTGAAGATGATAATAGTATAACAAGTATTACCAAATGGGACGAATTAATTGTAAAAATGACCTCTGCACTGGAAGGAACTAATATAACTTCTTTACCACAACCACCACCACTACCACCACGACCTAGTTTAAAAGTTTAGTTTAGTTTATTTTGTTAAAACTTTTTCTAAAAGTTTAGTTTAGTTTATTTTGTTAAAACTTTTTCTAAAAGTTTAGTTTAGTTTATTTTGTTAAAACTTTTTCTAAAAGTTTAGTTTAGTTTATTTTGTTAAAACTTTTTCTAAAAGTTTATTAATGGATAATTTAAAAGATTTAGTCAGAAAAGTATATGTAAATTATTTACACTACAATAACTATAAAATTACAAAAATAGATTGGGTAAAACTGTATGGATACTACAATATTATAATGTTTGCCTACAAAATACTGCTGAATTCACGACGAAATATTAGGAATACTATTAAGATGATACCCTATGTTAAAACAAAGATTAGCTCAGAACGCCAAAAGATTATTATGAATATTCACACCAAATTTGATGAACAATTAGAAAATATAGATTCGCAAGAATTGCCACTTATAGGCTTCAATTCGGATAAAATAGTGTCCCTCTTTGACGAGATGTCGTGTAAAGGCGCGATTAAATATAGAGATGGTCGTGTTTCGGGAGCGACGTATTCAAACAATAGGGATTTAGATAATACACTAGCGAAACTATTCCCCTACTTCAATAAATCTAATCCACTACACACCAATCTTTATCCGGCAGTTAGAAAGATGGAGCAAGAATGTATAGAGATTATGATTAAATTGTTTAATGGTTCTAATGGTTCTGATGGAACCTGCTGTGGCACATTCACGAGTGGGGGCACCGAAAGTATATTGTTGGCATGTAAAACATATCGCGACCAAGCATTAGCCGAAAAGAATATTAGGGAACCCGAAATCATCGTGTCATCTACTGTCCATTGTGCGTTTAATAAAGCGTGCAAATATTTCAACCTAAAAATGGTGATGATTCCGTGTACCGAGAATGGCTATTATGATACTTATAAATTAGAAAAGGCAATTAATCCAAATACTATTTTAATTGTAGGTTCAACACCCAGTTATAATCTGGGAATCATCGACCAATGTGACAAATTAAATACAATTGCGCTTAAACATCGTGTTCCACTACATCTTGACGCATGCATTGGTTCATTCCTTGTTAATTTTAGTGAATTCAACACGTTTGATTTTAGGTTGTCGGGTGTTACAAGCATTTCGGCCGATTTTCACAAATACGGCCAAAGCCCAAAGGGTGCGTCAGCGATAATGTATCGAAATAAAGACTTAATGAAATATCAATATTTTATCGATGAAAAGTGGAGTGGTGGCATCTATGCCTCATCGGCATTCGCTGGAAGTCGATGTGGCAATATTGTTGCTCTAACATGGGCTACTCTAATGTATCACGGCTCTCTCGGCTACGAGGTGAATTATAAACATATTATAGATCTAAAAAACTATTTTATAGAAAAAATGCTTTCTATAAATGAGTTACATATTTATGGAAATCCTGCGTTAAGTATTATAGCGGTCAATTCAAACGAATTAAATATTAATACTGTAGCCGAAGAACTGCAGAAAAAGAGTTGGGAAGTCAATGTGATCCAGAACCCTCGAGGATTCCATTTTTGCATTACGTCCTACCATTCCAAAGAAGTATTAGATAATTTCTTCTATGATTTAACAAATATTATAAATGATTTGAAATCGGATGGAAAAGGAACTGAAACATATAGTCGGTGCATCTACGGCACAATGAAAAAAATAAATGATTCCGATATAATGAACGACGTCATCACCGACTATTTACATATAGTTAATGGGGCTTTATAGATATATTTTTTGAACCGGTTCTGGGACCGGTTCTGGGACCGGTTCTGGGGCCGGGACCGGTTGATTCTCTATTTGTTCACGATATGTATTAAATATATAGGAGTTAATTGCTATTTTACGTAATTGCGATTTGTTATTAATATATTTTTTCAATTCATCGAAATTATTAAACATAAATATTATGCTGAAAAATAACAATGGCATAACATATACAATACCTATAACAAATACTATATAATATATTATAGCATTTATTCTATCATTATAATTTATTATAAAAAATAATATTAAAAGAAATCCCTCTTTTAACATATATAACATCGTTATAATTTTTATAGTATTCTCATCTATTAATATTATTTTTTTTACTAAATCAACTAAAATGATGTTTCCAATTGTAATAAAAAACAGACATATACTAATGAATATACTATTTATTGTTTGACTTTCATTACTCTTATAATAAATATGTAATGGTGGGAATAATTCGATACTTATTATAGCTATAAATAATAAAACAATACACAACACATCCTTAGTTAAAATAAGGTAATTACGCTTATAATTATATGTAAAATTTCGCCTACAAATAGCACATCGCGCCATCTGCTGGGTATTATCAATATTATAACACTCCACACATATATTAGACTCTAAACATTCACATAATTTATATAGAACATTAGGTGTATCGTGACACAAAAAACACGGAACATTATCAATTTCCATAATAAATTAAATCTCACGTTATACTTAAATTAAAATTTAATTTCCTTTAAATCTATTTTTTTCTATTATTATTTTATAACAATGAAAAGTGAAAGATTTAGTCGAAATTTGCGGAGATCTTATAGATCACGGAAATCATTGAAAGGTTTAAAATCGTTAAACAGGTTGAAATCAGTGAAACATTTGAAATCAGTGAAACGTTTACAAGGCGGAAGAAATTCGAGGAAGACTATTAAAAGAAAATCGTTGAAACGTTTGAAATCTTTAAAACGATTGAAATCTTTAAAACGTTTGAATAAGTTGAAAGGTATTGAACGAAAAACACGGAAAACTATTAAAAAGAAAACTTTGAAGGGGGGAATGGACTTAAGCATCAGCGGTGCTGCGGTTACACTGGACAAAAGGGGTTCATCACCCCAGGGTAACGCTAGAGAAACATATACCAAAAAAAGTCAAGATTGGGTTAAAATGATGAAAGATCTAACGAACTCAGGTAAAATAAACCAAATATCTTCCCCAACAGTTCCTAAAAATTTTACTGATAAACTAAATTTACTCAAAGAACTTGGTAGAGGACAATTTGGTATAGTAACTTTAGCAACATATAAAACTTTTACAAATAAAGAAATAAAAGTGGCAGTTAAAAAGGTAAATACGGAAACGTTGGGGGATCTGGCTTCTAAAGAAGAAACAAATCTATTAAGTGAAGCAATGATAATGGCACAAATAGGCGATCATGAAAACATAGTTAAATTATTAGGTATTAAGACGCAAGGAACGCCCACCGTCGAGCTTATCACTGAATATTGTACTGAAGGATCTTTATTACATTACCTTATAAGGGGTGATAGAACCGTAGAGACTAAACTAACATTTGCTAAAGATATCTGTAATGGAATGATTCATTTAGGAAGATATGGTATTGTTCATAGAGATCTGGCATCTAGAAATATATTAATTCATCATGACAAGTCAAAAAGTAAATATATCGCAAAAATTGCTGACTTTGGATTGAGTTTACAACACCAAGAAGAAGATGACAGACCATATCCCATTAGATCAACAGCACCTGAATGTTTTACTACACATAAATTTACATCAAAGTCTGATGTATGGTCGTATGGGACTGTATTAATGGAAATGCTGAATAATGGAAACCCACCATTCTACGGTCTAACAAACGATCGTTTGTTGTATAATATTAAGTATTTGACTATAGACAGAATAAGAACACTTAGTAATTGTCCTGATCTTGATAACCCTAACCCTATATTATGTATGGTGTTGATAAAATGCTTAAATTTAAACCCTGATAACCGACCAACATTTGGTCAAATATCTCAAATATTAAAACAATCTATCGGCACAGCAATACCTAATTATGAAACAGTTGGATTAGACGAAATTCTTGAAGTATGGAAATCAAGTCAATTATCAGCAGAAACTCAACTGTCTGGACAAGCCGGCTCTTTATCTCATCCCCCTCCCTCGCCCGTTATTAGAAAGGAACAAAATTTCGAATATATAGACTACTCGCCAGAACTGCAGAAGGGATATGTAGCTCTTGGGAGTAAAGCAGCTCTAATATCCCGGGCCGCGCCAACAGTATACTCTGATCCCAATAAACCCGAGAATGAATATGTAGCTCTTGGAAGTAACGAAGCACTACAATCACTGGCCGCGGCACAGAGTAAAAATGAGAATATGTACGCACAAACCGAACCGTCGGCGCCCGAGCCAGTTGTGCAAGACTCTGCTGCCTCTCGGGCAGCAGAAGAAAACATAAATGTTGTAAATGTTGGAGCTCAACCTGTTATTGGTTCTAGTGATCTGAAAGACCTCACATTTTGAAATCAGCCGAACACATCTTCTTCAGCTAAAACACTTAAAATTGTAAAACAAACAGCCCTGTGAAAAAAAAAACAGGAGATTTAAAATAAATCAGAATGTAATAAATGCTTAAAATATGGAATGAATCTAATGGAACTGGAACTTGTGAAGAACACTATGATGAAATTAAGTTCGGGTTTTAATGGCACAGCTATTAAAATAATACTCATTTAATGTGTGGATTCGAATACAACAATTTATACCTAATTTCTAACGATACAATAGGAAAAGAATCATCTATTTGCTAAATTCTTTTAATTTCATTTTAAATTCATCTATTTTGTTTTTAACACACGGTTTTTTATTATATTCTTCTAATAGTTCCATCGTTAATGGGGTGCGGTCAAATGGATTCGTTTCACTTGTTAAAAGGTGTCGTGATATGGTGTCCAGATCAATAATAATATCATTTGGGAGCATCACCGGATTTTCGATAAGAGTTGCCATGAGTGGATCACACAGTTCGTCGGGGATTTCAACATCCACCTTACTATCTATTTTTACATTGATTTTATTGTCAAAATAACTTAAATAGCTGTAATCAAGGCTTTTAATCTCGTCCTTTTTAATCAATATATTTATAATGCGTAAAACACTATTTTTAACATATCCATCGTGTTCGCCGATTAAATTTACTAATATAGCCTCATCATCTTTCGATACTATTATACTTAGAAATATAGATTTTAAGGTTATTAGAATATCAATCGGACTAAACTTTAGACTAACTTTGTCTATTACTTTATATCGTTTTTGATGAGTCGTTAAATTTGTCATTAACGATACTAATATATTTGCGAAACAATTGCGAGTTTCACTACTTAATACAACGTTAATATGATATTTGCACGATTTAATTATAAATTTTGAAAAAATATCTAAATATATGCGCAAATTATTAATTTTATCTTTCTCGTCTGCTATTTCAAGTTGTTTCTCGTCGCTTAATAGTATGGTTCCACTTTCAATCCCGTTAATTTTAATTAATCCACCAAGTATTTCATCCACTACAAATTGAAAATTATTTAGATTATCGTAAATTAATTCTTTAAAATACTTATCATTTTTATCTTGGTCAAAATGATATCTATAATCTTCCAAGTTGTAAATCGTCAAATTAAATACGTTCGTAAGCACCGACATTGGATACAACATATTATAAATTTCATCGTTATTGAATGATTTTTTCATATCATGCGATAAATCTAATATCGAACCCATAATTTTATTAATATTAGTATCCCAACTTATAAAATTTTGTAGTCCAGTGGTTCTAATGTTGTCATCTATTATATCGTATAAATAGGCGTTAAACAAATTTAAATAATTAATTTTAATATTAGGGTTTTTGGTACTATTATTTGAAAATATACCCACTATCATTTCGGTTAAATTATCATTTAATTCGCTTTTATTATTTTTAATAAATATATACACGTTTTCTAATATATCGTTAACGCATTCTTTATCTTTATCTTTATCTTTATCTTTATCTTTATCTTTATTAACGCTACTATTATTTATCCAACGCATCGTTTTACCGTAAAAATCATTAATTCTTCTAATAACTTTTTTGTTAGAAATCAATTCATGTATATGTTTAAGACGCGTTTCTAATTTATTGTCTAATAGTGTTAGTATATGTGTATCATATGGGTTACTTTCTTTTAGACGGTTTTTTATTTTTATAGATTCTTTTATTCTAAAATCTTTTTCCTCATAAATAGTTATTAGTCCATATTCTAACAATTTGTGTAGTTGATAAAATCCGATGCTAAGAAAATTCGTTTCCTTGTCATTAATTCTAATTAATTTATCAGTTGTAATCCCGTGCGTCCACAATTTAAGTATAACTAATATTAACTTTAAATTAAATGAATTAGCTTTAAATTTTTCTAATATATATGGGTAAGTTATATCCATAATATTCATTAAGTCCCGTCCTCTCTTACATATGTCTATTCTATAATTAAAATAGTCTAAAATATGGGGGCGTATGTTTTTATTTTTTAGAATGGTTATAAATAAGTTGAATACATCATCGGTTTCTTGTAAGTCATTTTTAATAACTTTATCGCATATACTATAAAATATAACACTCTCAGAAATGATAATATCTGCTATTTTAGTTGATTTTAATAAGATTTTATAAATTTCTATATATTTTATAGAAACCCCTTGTAAATAGTCTAAGAAACCTTTAATAAATGTTATATATACTTCGTCGGTTAAACAACGGTCACATATATCTAGTATTTTTTCATCAAAATTCGTTACAATATTTTTATAGACTTCTTCAACATCTACTAAATCACCACCAATATAATCATTAAAATATTCCTTGAAACACTCATTAATATCAAACGTATCAAACGTATCAATAAAATATTTAATATTGTGTGCTATTATGCCGTTAAGTATCGATTCTTCATTAGACATGATATAATAATTACTCATATTTTACTTTTAATATCAATTTTTAAAACATCTTTTTAAACACAAACAATTTTCACTAATAGGTTCGACATCTGCTTCTAAAAAGTTAATACAATCTACACTATAATATCTGGAAACAATATCTTTGTGGGTCATATGTTTAATAAGATTCTGTATAGTGGTAAATTGATTTTGTCTACTATGTAATCTATATAAATAATCGTTAATATAATGTAATAATTGGTTAAACACTATACCCATCGAAAATACATCGGTTTTATATATAAGTTCTGGTTCATACGTATAATTTATGTAATGGTAGTATTTTTTTTGGACTGGGTTATAATTCCAATCATTCGTTTTTATTTTTAAGGACCATTCAGGATAATTTGTATTTGGTAACATACATGGTATATATAGGGGTGTTCCGCACATTTTCGTTGAATTTTTTTCAAATGGAAATCTATCGGCAAACCCGAAATCTATCAATTTAAATCTTTTTCCAAAGGATACGGTTCCACTATCATTATAAATAATATTCTCAGGTTTAATATCAAAATGACCCATTTTATTATCTTGTAAATATTTTAAACACTCGCACATATGAATCGAAAAACTGTATACCTTATTTTCGGTGTCAGCCATCCATATATTATCTTCTAAATTAATTAAATGTGTTAATGTATCAAACAAATCTATACTACCACCATTTTCAATAAAATATCCTATTAATTTATAGTCTGATTTAATATTATTATAAAAAATATTATTAATATTATAAATATCATATTTTTTGATATTATCCTTAATATACTCTAATAGTTTATCATCATCATTAATATTTACAATTGTATCTTTATATATTTTAGCTACATAATCATTTTGAGTTTTTAGAAAATCAATATAGGTGTCTTCGCCATTATGCGTTTTTTTACATTGGGTTACTTTATACAATACATGTTCATCTGGTACAACCCTATTAGAAACTTCGTCTAATGTAAGAATAACACTAAATCCACCGATTTTCATTTATATATAACTATTACTTAACTATTACTTAACTATTTTTAAATAACATATACTATTATTTTAATTATTTACTATTTTTGATTTAAAAAATAGTTAAGTAAATAGTTATATATAATGAAATTAATCGGAATATTACTAGGGTTATTTTTTTGCGTAAATACTACTACATCACAAATTATAGTAAATGATAATAAAATGGTTCATTATGATACAATTTATTCAAATACTAATAGATTTTCTAATGCGTTAGATATCAATTCGGTCATTAAAGTTAATCGTGACAATACAACCACATGTGAAATGTGGTGTGCTTTTAATAATAAATGTGTCGGGATTTATGAAAATTATGATGGTGATTATTATTGTAATTTATTATCTAAATTAGGGTTATATAAAACGGTAAATGAAACAAGTAATAGCATTGTTAAAATAATTCATTATAATTATCCTATAAAAAATCATTCATTTAATGTTAATGTATGGGATACATATAGTTTTTATAACCGTAACACAACCGAAAATATAACCATTTATATTGATTTAAATCATAATGGGATTTTAGATATAAACGAACCAAATAAAACAACAATTAGCAATTCATTCGTATCCTTTGATAATATAACCGCTGGGACATATTTAGTTAGACAAATAGTCCCTGATAATTGTATACCATTTTATCCTGGATTAAATGGTAGTTTTACATTAGGGACCGATAATATTAAAGGAAATGGATATATTGATGCTGTTATTAGATATAAACATAATGGTCATAGCAATTATACCTATCCGTTTGGTGGCTATGTGGATTTACCAAACGTTACCGAAAAATCATCTAATTTCAAATTTATTATAGGTGACAATAATAACACATACATGTCATTTCATCCAAACGATTCTATAACATTGGCTTTTTTAGACGAATCGGTTTTAAATACCGACGGATATGATATATTTTTTAATATATTTAAAAATAGTAGCACTAAGGCTAATATAAGTGTTAGTAATGATGACCATGAATATGTATTTTTAGGGGTTCTTTCGAGTGACCATACAACGAATATGTTTGATTTAGAGACTATAAACTATGACTTACAAGTTAATTATATTAAATTAGATTTTTATGGGGATACTATTGAACCACTGAATATAATTAATGGTGGTGTGTATAATCACAGTGTGTATTTGCCACCCTTTGCATATCATATATCTATACCTAATAAAAATACATTATTTTTCATTAATGATTGTCATTATGATTATCCGTGTGAATTTTATTGTGATTTTAATTTACTAGACGATTATCATTATTATTCGTGTACGAATGGTTGTGATATTTTTAAAAAAACGAACACTTGTAATTGTTCATACCAATTGGATTATGATGATGATTACTATAATGATTTTGTTATTGCGGACGCATATTGTATAAAAGGTTGTGAATATGCAGTTAATAAATATATTTATCCAAATTATACATTAATAAATAATAATATAGGGTTTGATAAAGATATAATAAATAATAACAATACATGCGACGTAAATTGTTTAGATAAACTAATAGATACATGTAATGTAATCGATGATTGTAGAGCATTATCGGTGTCTGAATCCTCTAATAATATATATAACAGTTATGATCATCAAATACAACAACATAGTTTTTTTATAATGAAAAATTCGTTGGACGAGACATCCACGGCAACTACTACGGCAACTACTACTGAGACATCTTCGGCAACTACTACGGCAACTACTACGGCAACTATCACTCCGACCTCTACGGCAACTATCACTCCGACATCTTCGGCAACTACTACGGCAACTACTACGGCAACTACTACGGCAACTATCACTCCGACATCTTCGGCAACTAGCACTCCGACATCTTCGGCAACT